AGGTGCTAAAGATTTATTAAATCGATCACAAATGTTACTTGAAAATATTGCTGTTTCAGTTGGTAGATCAGGCGGTTTCTTTTCAAATGTTGGTGAAATTAGAGTTACAGGGATTGTTAATCCGAAAAACTTTGTAACAGCTAGTTGGAAACCCCTAACTACAAGCGATGAAGGGGGTCAACCATCATTTGCTCAAGTATCTGCAGGTAGTGATATTACTTGGGAAAGTGGAAGTTATGCACAACCTGGTGAACAAATTTTCTCATTCGTTGCTTCATCATCAAACTCTGGAGCTAGCGTTACACAATCTGATTTAACTAAACTTAAAGAAATGTCTGGAGCTCCATTGGGTGGAGATTTCCAATACCCAGATGGTCCCGACGTTCTTGCTATTAATATTGAAATGGTGTTTGGTACCACTAAAGCATCAGTGTTTTTAAGATGGATTGAAGCTCAAGCATAGAAAGAAATTAAATGGTACAAAAGCTTAGTACATTTTTAGGAACATCATTTCAAGAAACAGCACTGGATTCGGCTGGTGTTAGATCTATTGTACAAAGTGAAACCATTTTATTAGACTCAGGAACAAGTGGAGATTATATAAGATCTCTTACAGGCGGTCCTGGATTTAATTTACCTGCTGCAGCCCATTCTCTTGATGGAACTCTTACGGTTGATAGTAGTTACATTGCATTAGTTAGTGAAGCTCAAACTCTTACTAACAAAACTTTAAACTTAACAAATAACACGTTAACTGGCACATTAGGCCAATTTAATGCGGCGTTAAGTGGTGATGATTTTGTTGGTTTAAATGCTTCACAAACTCTTACTAACAAAACTTTAACATCACCAACTATTACTGGACCAACTATTACAGGTCCTGGATCTATTACTGATATATCCACATTTGGTTTAAGAGATGCAACAACTACTACATATGAAACCCGAATTAGATCTAATAACGTTTCTCCGGTATTATCCGCTGATAGAACATTAACGCTTGATGTTAATAATGCTGATCGAAATATTAGTCTTACTGGTGACCTTACTTTAGGTGGTAGCTTTACAACATCAGGCGCTCATAATACTACACTTACAACAAGTGGAACTACATCTCTTACACTCCCAACATCAGGTACTGTAGTATCAAAAGATGGTTCTGGTAACTTTACAATTGCTGGAACTATGACTGGTGAGGTTGATCGATCTGCAAACACCACCGTTACTCCTGGTACTTATGGATCTGCAGCTTTAGTTCCTGTTCTTACAATTGATGCAAATGGTTTTGTGGATAGTGCTGGTACGGTTTCTGTCGCTGGTGTTTCTACCTTTACTTTCGATTCTGCTCAAGCTACATTAAACATAGGAACCGCTGATGGAGGTTCTTATAATGCTAGAATTGGATTAAGTGCATTTAGTACTACAGATCTTTCTGAAGGTACTAATCAGTATCACACTTCAGCTCGCGTTAACACACTTATTGATACAAGAGTTACTAAATCTTTTGTTGATGCGCTTAATGTAGATGCAGATACTTTAGATGGTCAAGAAGGAACATATTATAGAATCGATGTTTATGACGCATCCGGCACTCTTCTTAACTAATTATAAATACTAGGAAATAGGATTTAAAAATGGCAAACCCAAGTACAAGACAAGGTCTCATTGATTATTGTTTACGTCGATTAGGCGATCCAGTAATTGAGATCAATGTTGATGCCGAACAGTTAGAAGATCGTGTTGATGAAGCTCTGCAGTATTACAGAGAATATCATTCAGAAGGTACATACAGAGGATATATTCAACACCTTGTAACCGCTGGCGATATTACTAACAAATACATCCCGATTTCTTCTAATGTTCAACAAGTTACAAAATTATTTAAACTAGAACAAGGTTTGTTCTCACGTAATATGTTTAGCATTAAATATCAAATGCATTTAAATGATATTGCAAACATGCATTCTTATATTGGTGATCTAGCGTACTATGAGCAGGTTATGCAGTACATGTCTTTGCTGGATATGAGACTCAATGGTACACCTCAAGTAGATTATGTAAGAAAACAAAATAGACTTTATATTCATGGTAATTTTGAAGATGAAGATGTAAAAGAAGGCGAATATATTATCGCAGAAGTTTATAGTATTATTGATGCTGACGATCATACTGCAGTATGGAATGATATGTGGTTGAAAGAATATACAACTGCTTTAATTAAACAGCAATGGGGTGCAAACCTTATTAAATTTGAAGGTATGCAAATGCCGGGTGGTGTAACATTAAATGGTCGTCAAATATTTGAAGACGCAATGCAAGATTTAGAAAGATTAAGAGAAAAACTTAGATCTGATCACGAACTACCTGTAGATTTCTTTGTAGGATAATATGGCCACTAATTTATACTTCAGCCAAAAAGTAAGATCAGAACAAACTCTATACGAAGATATCGTTATTGAGTCTCTAAAGATGTATGGTCAAGATGTATATTATCTTCCACGAGATATTGTAAACGAAGACAGAGTTTTTGGAGATGATGTTCCATCAAGATTTAATTCGTCATATAAAGTTGAAATGTATATTGAAAACATTGAAGGCTTTGATGGTGAAGGAGATTTGTTTACTAAGTTTGGCGTTGAGATTAGAGACCAAGCTACATTTATTGTTGCAAGACGTAGATGGGCATCAACTGTAAGTAGTTATGACAATGATATTAATAGTGAAAGACCAAGAGAAGGTGATTTAGTTTATCTACCATTGTCTAATTCAATGTTTCAAATTATGGCAGTGGAACATGAACAGCCATTCTATCAATTAAGCAATTTAAATGTATATAAATTACGTTGTGAGTTGTTTGAATATAACGATGAAGATTTGGATACTGGTGTTGATGCAATTGATGATATTGAAAGAACTTATGCATATGAATATCTGCTTACATTAGATAGCTCCGGTGCTGGATTCACAATTGGAGAATCGGCAACACAAACACTATCTACAGGTGTAGTTCTTACTGGTGAAGTTTCGCGTTGGTCAGATTCAGATAATATTTTAGGATTGATTCACTTTGGTGCTGATGATGGATTGTTCCATTTACCAGTTTCTGGTATAGATGTTACGGGATCCTCGAGCGGAACTGTAATTAACGTTGCATCGGTTGCTGAAGATAATCAAATAAGTCAAAACGAACAAAATGACGACTTTAGTACGATTGCTGGCGACTTCTTAGACTTTAGCGAATCAAATCCATTTGGTGATCCGGAGAATAATTAATGTTTGGTACTCATTTTTATCATCAGCGATTAAGAAAAAGTGTTGCTATTTTTGGTACTCTTTTCAATAACATTTATGTGCTTCGTAAAAACTCTTCGAATCAGGTGATTTCGCAGGTAAAGGTTCCATTATCGTATGGACCACAAAGAAAATTTTTAGATAGAATTCGCCAGAATCCAGACTTAGATACAGATACAAAGGTAGCAATTAAGTTGCCTCGTATGTCTTTTGAAATTACTTCAATTCAATACGATGCTCCAAGACAGTTACCAAAAACAAACCAGTTCCAACAGGCTGGTTCTACTGCAGCATTAAGAAATAAATTTAACATCTTTGTTCCTTATAGTGTTTCTTTTCAATTGAGCATATATGCTAAAAATCAAGATGACGCTCTACAAATTGTGGAACAGATTTTGCCATATTTTAATCCGCAATATACATTAACACTGAAACCTTTTGAAGATCATCCAGATATTAAAGAGGATGTTCCAATTGCTTTAACTGGCGTAGATTTTACTGATGATTATGAAAGTCCATTAGAACAACGTAGAACTATTATATACACTCTATCATTTGATATGAGAGTTAACTTCTATGGTCCAATTACAGAATCTAATGTAATTAGAACTGCGATAAATAATATTTACGAGATTGATAGAGGCTTGGCAGATTCTGATCTACAGATTGCATCATTTAGAACTCGTCCAGATCCATTTAATGTTTCGGCAGATAGCGACTTTGGGTTTGCTGATTCTTCAGATTATAATTACTTATTTGATTTTGATAGTGCATAACAATGACAGATGATAAAGATAATACAGCAGATAATGATTTTGAATATGCTAGAAGAAATTACCATGACCTACTAGCAAAAGGTACAGATGCTCTAGAAGAAATGATGGAGGTTGCAAGAGCGACCGAACATCCGAGAGCATTTGAAGTATTTTCTAATATGATGAAACATGTTGCTGATATTAATGGTAATCTAATAGACCTCCATAAAAAACATAAAGATTATAACAAAGAAGAAAAACCAGCGGAACTTGCGGGTCCAACTACAAACAATTTGTTTATTGGTTCCACTAGTGATTTACAGCGTATGCTTTTAGATAATGATAAGGAAAATGTAGTTGACATTAGCGATTACAAGAAAGATGAGTGACAATTATAACGGTAACATTAACGTTAAGAGAGATGGTGTTACACATAATTACACAAAAGAAGAACTTCTAGAATACACAAAGTGTATGAAGGATCCAACATACTTTGCAATTAATTATTGTAAAGTGATTTCTCTTGATCGTGGCTTAGTTCCTTTTAAGCT